GGAAAATTCGACATATCAAAATGGATCAGACCAGTAGATTTTGCATTCGAAATAATTGATGATTTTAAACCTTTGGTATTCAAACGAGGAGATCCACTGTTTTATATCAGATTTAATACTGAAAAATCTGTTAACTTAAAAAGAATAGAATTGAATGACGATATAATTAAACTTGCAAGCACTAGTATTCGACTTAAAAAATATTTTCCATTCAACTCTCTAAAACAAAATTATGAATTTGCAAAACCATTAATTAACCTATACAATAAATCTTTATTTAAGAAAAAGTGTCCGTTTAAATTTTAATATGAAATCTTTAATAAGTGCGGGTATATTATCTACATTTGTTTTTTCTACCAATGTATATGCGTTAGATATATCATTCGGTACTGGTGAAGATAAAGATTGTAATATCGCTAGAGCATTTGCAATTAATAATGCGATTGATCATCATGCTGAAAAAGAATTCGAAGTTATTAAGAGACAAACATGTAGGGAAACAAACTCGACTGGGGTTTCTTGTGAATTTATTAAGAGAACAGAGGTAGAATCTAATGGTGTGTTGAAAAAAGTTTTAAATGAACGAGTAAGGAAAAATAAACATACTTGTTTAGTTGATGTAAAAATAGAAATTGAACCATCTAGAATATTGCGTGGAGATATTATTAATGCAAAAGAGATTGCGATAGATGGTGAGCGTTACAATTTTGATATTATAACAAAAGAACCTTTATATGTTTATTTGTTCAATGCATATCAAAATACAATTAAACTAATGTATCCATATGACAATTCTAGTAATTTGTTGCATGGAAGTTTAAGCCTACCAGATGGTAATTGGTGGCAAGCAGATTTACCAAAGGGAGTCAATCAAAGTGAGGAAACACTTATGGCTGTATTCTCTAAAGAAAAAATTTCTTTTGGTAAACATATGGACAAAGATGAAATTTATCGCCAAATTGCATCAATGCCCATGTATTCAAGAAGAGTAGTATATCACAATTTTGTAATAAAACGGAGAAAGTGAAATGAGAACCAAAATGATTATGACATATATCCTCGCTTGTAGTCTTGGGTTAATAACGGCAGGTTGCACAACATTTAGTAAAGATCCTAATAAGACTGTAGAAATTCCAGCAAACAAACTGGATAATATTCCGCAGTGGTATCTAGCAAAAGATCCAGAAGACAAGAAACACATTGTTGTTGTAGCTACAGACATATCTCGTGATATGCAGTTTGCAATTGACAAAGCAACACTTAACGCAAAGATTCAATTAGCATCTAGGTTAAAAACAGATGTTGATTCTCTAATGCGTGAATCTACAACCGAATCAGGAAACACTGGCTCTGGTAATGTTGAACGAGAAATTGATCGTGTATCAAAAGTTCGTGTTAAACAAGCACTTGGATTCTTTAAACGAGAGAATGTTGCAGTGTTTAGAGAAGGAGATAACTATCGTGCATATGTACAATACAAAATTTCTATTGAAGATGTACATCAGTTTACACGAAAGGGAGACAACAAATCTCGTGAAGATCGTTTAAAAGAATTGGATGGAGAGAAAGTATCTTCTGCGCCCAATGTTGACTTGTTAGATGTTAATAATGAAGAATATAAACGTCTCCGTGCTGAAGCATTACAAAAACCAAATGCTGTCGTACAAAGATATACAATTCAATAATATGAAACAGAAGTGGATTGACGCATTTATGGATACAGCTGAGAGATTCGCTCAGCTGTCCAGTGCTAAAAGACTGCAGGTCGGTGCGGTTGTCGTAAAAGACAATCGTATCATCTCAATTGGATATAATGGTATGCCATCTGGTTGGGACAATAATTGCGAACAAATAGTACAACATTCAGATGATACAGTCGAGTTAAAGACAAAAGATGAAGTAATCCATGCTGAAGCCAATGCAATTAGTAAACTAGCAAAAAGTGGAGACAGCGGCAATGGCGCATATCTATTTTGCACTCATGCACCTTGTATTCATTGTGCAAAGATCGTATATGGTGCAGGGATAAGTAAAGTGTTCTATCGTGATTCTTATCGAGACGATAGTGGTATTGATTTTTTAACTAAATGTAACATTGAAGTTACTAAAACATAAAGGAAATTTAAATGAAGACAGTAGGAGATAAACTCGATTCATTCGTTGTTACTGGAGTTCGTCCTGGACAACCACAAGACGCATTTTTTGATATTACGGAGAAATCATTTGAGGGAAAGTGGAAAGTAATCGTTTACTATCCAAAAGATTTTACATTCGTATGTCCTACAGAAATTGTAGCATATGATAAATTGTTTCAAGATTTTACAGATCGTGACGCAGTTCTCTTGACAGGTAGCACTGATAATGAGTTTTGTAAAGTTGAATGGCAAAGATCACATGCTGAATTAAAACAAATTAAACATATTCAATTTGCTGATACTCAGCGTGAGTGGGATAAATCCTTGATCGATCAACTTGGTGTGTTCTATAATCCAGCAGGTGCTGCTTTGCGTGCTACATTTATTGTAGATCCAGAGAATGTAATTCAGCATGTGACTGTGAACAATCTAAATGTAGGTCGTTCACCTGAAGAGACATTGCGTATCCTTGATGCACTTCAAACTGGCGAGCTATGCGCATGTAATCGTACTGTTGGTGGAGAAACACTTAAATGATTGATTGTATGATCATTGGAGATAGTATCGCAGTTGGTGTGGCGATGGCTAGACCTGATTGTGTAAGTTATTCTCGTGGTGGATGGAACAGCTGGCAATGGAATAAAGATTATTTGTCAGTGGCTTCTACTCGTCAGCCAAAAACTTTAATTATTAGTCTGGGTGCTAATGATCATAAGGGTGTTAAAACAGAACAAGAGTTGCGAAAAATGCGTGCTGCTATAAAAGCAGATCGTGTCTTCTGGATTAGTCCAGGAGCAGAAAGAAAACCTGTTCCTCAAGAAGCAATAGAAAAAATTGCTAAAGAATATAATGATGTAGTTCTTCCAAGACCTACTCAACATATGAGTTCTGATGGAATACATCCCACAGGTCGTGGATATAAATTATTAGGAGATCAAACAAAATGAGTTTTATTGACTCTGTTAAAGAAGCATTACCAGAATACGCAAAGGATACTAAATTAAATATTGATTCAGTTCTTTTACGTAGTACTCTAGATGCAGATGAGGCGATGGGTTGTGCAGTTGCTGCATTAGCAGCAACTGGTAATGGTAAGTTATTAAATTTACTACTTGCTGATGCACCATCTGATGCTACTGCTGCAATGACTGCTGCAAGTTTGATGGCGCAGAACAATGTTTGGTATCCATATGTTGAGATGACGAATGATCCTAATCTAAAAGGATTGCCAGCACAATTAAGAATGAATGCCATTACTACTAGTGGTGGTACAACAAAAGGTAGATTTGAAGCGTATTCTCTTGCTGCAAGTATTGTTGGCAAATGTCATTTTTGTGTGAAGGCACATTATGATGGACTAAAAAGACTAGGTTACACTGTTGAACAATTGCGAGACATTGGACGAATTGCTGCAGTTATGAATGCATGTGCAAAAGTATTAAATAATTAAAATTTTGACAAAAATAACATTTTCAGATAAATTTTTGTCTAAATAGATATAGAAGTATGGATAACCCTGCAAGCAATAGGGTTATCCAGAAACTGCTTGACAAATAACCAAATTTAGGGAATAATCTCTTCTATTATGAAACTCAGATCGATATCCACTGTAGCAAAGCATTTACCACCAACAAGTGGTTGGACATGCTCACGCCCACAGTTTGGATATGCCATTGAGAATGATACTGGGGGTTTGGCAAGTAGATAGAGATACATCTGTATACTTACCAAACCCTCTGAGATGAAAATCCAGAGGGTTTTTTGTTTTATTGCTCTTTAAAAATTCGGGATTCTGTAGGGGATTCGCCAAGTTGGTAAGGCATCGGATTTTGATTCCGACATGCGGTGGTTCGAGTCCATCATCCCCTGCCAAACAAATGTGCATTTGCACGAGGAAGTGTGCATCTGTTTGGGGGTATAACTTAGTGGTAAAGTAGTAGGCTTTTAACCTATTAACCAGAGTTCGATTCTCTGTGCCCCTACCAAATTCAGTGGTGTCTATAGTGTAGTGGTCTGCACTTCTTGCTGTGAACGAGAGAGTATGAGTTCGATCCTCATTAGACACCCCATGCAACTCTAGCTGATGTGGTCATAGCGGTGGTCTGAAGAGCCATTGAAACAGGTTCGATTCCTGTGGGTTGCACCAAAAGATTTTACCGATGTAGCTCAGTGGTAGAGCAGTGTCTTGATAAGGCATTGGTCGGTGGTTCAATCCCACTCATCGGTACCAAGATACGCTTCGTTAACTCAGCGGTAGAGTGTCTCCCTTACAAGGAGAAGGTCGGCAGTTCGATCCTGTCACGAAGCACCAATACTGGGGGATTAGTTAAATGGGATAACATTGGCTTTGCAAGTCAAGATTGAGAGTTCGATTCTCTCATCCTCCACCATACCCGATTGGTGAAATGAATATCACATCTTGCTACGAACGAGAAGTTGGGAGTTTGATTCTCTCATTGGGTGCCAAAATTATGGAGAGTAATGCAGGTGCGTTGGTGCGCCGACCAGCCTTGAAAACTGGGTTCTCAGAAATGGGATGGGGTTCGACTCCTCTGCTCTCCGCCATTATACATACATAAGTAGATAACAAAGGAGATACTTATGAATTTAGATGTTGATCAAAAAATTGTTGGTGACATGCCACTAGAGTTAATTAATAATCTTCTTAGTTCAATTGATGAAGAAGATTGGTATGCTGGTGATTATCGTCAACGTGTTGGTAATATGAGTGATTGTAATTCAATACCAATTTATCACACTCCTTTGTGCGCTTCTGGTAGATGTGATATGGAACCAATCAGAAGTATACGCAAAGAAAAAATGTACAATAAGTTTTTTCCACTTGTTGAGCCGATATTAGAAGAGTTAAGAAAGTATTATGAGTTTAGACAGTACTCTTGTTTTATGGCAAGATTACATCCAGGTGGAATAATTGGTGAACATATTGATCGTGGTAGTTTCTTAGAACTCTGTCATCGTGTGCATGTACCACTAAAATCTAATTCAAAAATAAGATACGTAATTGATGGAAAATCTTATTATTGGGAACCAGGAAAGATTTATGAGTTTAACAATACTAAAATGCATGGCGTATATAATGAATCAGATGAACATCGAATTCATTTAGTTGTAAATTTGTATAATCTTACTGACGAACAACTAGAAAAAGATTAATGGAGAGTTGGCAGAGTGGTTAATGCAGCAGTTTGCTAAACTGTCGTTTCGAAAGAGGCGCATAGGTTCGAATCCTATACTCTCCGCCAAATTAGTGGGTTAGTTTAACGGTAAAACAGCGGATTTATATCCCGTGTGCAACAGATAATTGGCCAATATGGGTTCGACTCCCATACCCACTACCAGATATGCCCCTGTGGACAAATTGGTAAAGTCACCTCTCTCAAACAGAGGAGTATGATATCTCCGTTCGAATCGGAGCAGGGGCACCAGTTGACATGCAAGATTGTTTGTGGTATAATAGTGTTATTGCGAGTGTGGTGAAATTGGTAAACACAGGAGACTTAAAATCTCCCGCTTCGGCTTGTCGGTTCGAGTCCGACCATTCGCACCATATCCCCATAGTATAATGGATAATACAGTAGTCTTCTAAACTACGAATAGAGGTTCGATTCCTCTTGGGGGTGCCAAAAATTTGCGCTTGTAGCTCAATTGGTTAGAGCAGCGGACTCATAATCCGTTGGTTAGGGGTTCAAGTCCCTTCGAGCGCACCAAATATGCACAGGTGACTGAATGGTAAGGTAGCAGTCTGCAAAACTGATGTTCGTGGGTTCGATTCCCACCCTGTGCTCCAAGTTGCAAAACAGTTGTTGTCTTGCAAGATTAGTTGTAGTATAATAGTTTATTCAAAAGTCCTCTCTAAGTCGTGTGTGAATTCATACGCCTGAGGCAAGCGTGGCATAGGATGTTGCAATTCGCCTACACACCTCCCATGCAAGCAAGTTTGGTAGTTCTTGATAAAAACTGCCACTATGCACGATTCGTCTATCGGTTAGGACACTGCCCTTTCACGGCAGGAAGAGGAGTTCGATTCTCCTATCGTGTACCATGGGTTGTGAGAAGCATTGGTGACTTCAGCAGACTGTAAATCTGTCGCCTTATGGCATACGGGGTTCGATTCCCTGACAACCCACCAGAATTTAAGGTGCGTTAGTTCAGTTGGTTAGAATACTTGCCTGTCACGCAAGTGGTCAGGGGTTCGAGTCCCCTACGCATCGCCAGTTTGCGGAGTAGAGAAATGGTATCTCGAGAGTTTCATATGCTCTAGTTGATGGTTCGATTCCGTCCTCCGCTACCAAACGTGCCAGCGTTACTGGCTAGTGTGATCCGCACGACGAGAAGCAGATTGACAACTGCAGGATGGTTCTCCCTTTGAATGGGGCATGAGTAAAATCATGGGTCGACCTAACCAGCGTTGGCAACACGAGAGTCCTTGTGATGGCGAGTGGGTGGAAGGCATGTGTGATGGAGAAACTGGTGCGATGTACACAATCCAGAAGTAAACTGATGTGCTATAATTACCACGATCACAAGGAAGCATTTGCCCTGATGGTGGAATTGGTAGACACGCTGGTCTTAGAAGCCAGTGCTTAGGCGTGAGAGTTCGAGTCTCTCTTGGGGCACCATAATGAAATAGATTAACGAGAGCATCATACTCCTGCCAGAGAAGTATGCTCAAGTCGGTTGGCAGACTGAGCGGATACTATATTATCCCGTTTAGTCTATTTCATTATGGTGATGTAGTTCAGTGGTAGAACATCTGCTTCATACGCAGTCGGTCGGTGGCTCGATTCCACCCATCACCACCAGATAAGTAGTAAAGAGTATTCCGAGATAGCACAGCGGTAGTGCAGTTGACTGTTAATCAATTGGTCGTAGGTTCGATCCCTACTCTCGGAGCCAAATTTGCCCCATTAGCATGAAGGTCGTGCAGTCGCCTTGTAAGCGACAGGTGATAGTTCAATTCTGTCATGGGGCACCAGTTTTATCCGAGTGTAGCGCAGTCTGGTTAGCGCATCTGCTTTGGGAGCAGAGGGTCGTAGGTTCGAATCCTACTACTCGGACCAAAATTGCTCCAGTAACTCAGCTGGTAGAGTAACTGATTAGTAATCAGTAAGTCGGGAGTTCGAATCTCTCCTGGAGCACCATGATAAGGAAAACTAAAATGTCAGACAATACACCTTTAACATTTAAAGAACAGTGGGAACAAAAGAAACTACTTAAACGTGTTAAGAAGAAAGCGAAGAAAAATCTTCAAGCACAAGGATTTGGCAGAAGGGAAGCAACGAAACAAGTAAATGCTGCTTTAAATAGAATCTCTTCTAACAAACCTATTAAACGTGCAGCAGGTAGAGGTGGATAATGAGTGATGGTGGTAAAGGTAGCAAGCCAAGACCATTTTCAGTTGATCAAAAAACTTTTGATAATAACTGGGATGCTATTTTTGGTAAGAAAATAGATAATACAGGTGTGTTAAAAAATGAGTATCAAGATATTTTGTCAACAGAAGATTGTTTTGAAATCGAAGACAGAATCACTAGATATAATGAAGAAACTCAAGAAGTAAAGAAAGTAGTATCTCGATAGTGTAATGGCAGCATATCTGTCTCCAAAACAGCAGGTGGGGGTTCAAGTCCCTCTCGGGATGCCAGAAAATAAAATGGAAACACTTGAACAATATATTCTATTAGAGAATAGATACCCACATGTCGCAAAGAATATCAAATTATTCTGGGGATCTAGTTATCTTCCAGATTACATAACGAATCTTATGCTTGATACAAGAAATGGAAAAAGAAAAGGATTTCCACCAGATGATGCGAAAGCATTGACAGACTTACTAAAAATACATGATGATGTGTATCCAAGATACATAAAATATGAAATATGGGATAACGAATAATGCGGGTGTAATTCAGTTGGTAGAATGTTTGCTTGCCAAGCAAAATGTCACGAGTTCGAGTCTCGTTACCCGCTCCAAATAATTAACAAAAAGAAAGTGAGCATTTATCATGAAACCTATCGATATCGATGAAGTTAAAACATTCATCGAGGCGCAGAGTCCCGAGACAAAGATCTACATTGGTGGAGACTCAGAACGATTCTTGATAGGTAAAGATTGGTATGCTGACTACACACTTGCCATCGTTGTTCATATCGATGGTAAACATGGATGTAAAATCTTTGGAGAAGTTCATCGTGAACGTGACTATGATCAAAAGAGAGATCGTCCTCGTATGCGTTTGATGAATGAGGTTTACAAAATCGCAGAGTTATATCTTAAGATGCAAGATGTGCTAGAAAGTCGCAATGTTGAAGTTCATTTGGATATTAATCCAGATGAGAAGTATGGAAGTTCTTGTGTAGTACAAGAGGCAGTTGGTTATATTCGTGGTATGTGTAATGTTGTGCCAATGGTTAAACCAAGAGCATTCGCTGCGTCATATTGTGCAGATAGATTAAAACATATTATGGCAGAAAGAAAAGTTGCATAATGATTCCAAAAATAATTCATCAGATAATGCCACGAGACAAATCAAAGTGGCATCCAATCTGGAAAAGATGTCATCCATCTTGGAAAGTTCAGTTTCTTGACGATGAATTTGAGTACAAGATTTGGTATGATGATGAATTACATAAAATTATAGAGGAGTCTTATCCACAATATCTGGAAATGTTCAATGCATTTCCAAGACACATTCTTAAAATTGATTTTGCTCGATTTTGTATTCTGCATAAGTACGGAGGTATCTATGCAGATTTAGACATTTATTGCTATAAGAATTTTTATAAACATCTAAAAGATTTTGATGTTTATCTAATTGGTTCTGCTGTTCCACAAGACAGATCTGTAGAAAATGCATTGATGATATCGAAACCGAATTGTAGTTTCTTTGTAGAGTGTATGGAAGAAACTAAAAAACAATTTCTAAATTTTAAAAATGATATAGATTTTTCAAAACATTTAAACATAACAGAATTTGATCATAAAGCATATACTAGTTTTATCGGTAACACAACTGGTATTTACATGGTATCCAATATCTATGAGAAATTAAAAAATAATCCTAGTTTGAAGATTGGAATTTTAAATTCCATGCTGTTTCAACCACCACCATCATACTATGACACAAACTTAATGACTAAACATATGTGTAGTAATTGGTGGGGAAATGAAGAGATAGAATTAGCAGAGCATTTGTTTGAGACTAAATACGATGATGTGGAAGCAAAAACCAGAGATGATTTCGTCGGAGTTTTCTATTCTAGAGGTAAATTAGAAGGATTAGTGTCAATAGAAGATTTTGATTTTTACACCAATTATTATATTGAAGAGGTAACAGATGACTGAACCCAATCGCCCAGAAGTAAAGATTTTAGCAGTTAGTAACGTATATACTCGATTGATGCATTTTAAGAAAAAAGGTGATTTTGAGTTGGGGCATTATCATACTTACGACCACGGAACATTGTTGTCTTCTGGTAAACTACTGGTAGAAATGTTCGATAAGGAAAACAATTTAGTTGGAGCTAAAGAATTTACTGCACCAAGTTTTATTATGGTGAAGAAAAACAATACTCATAAATTAACAGCACTAGAGGATAATACTATCGCTGGATGTATCCATGCTCTTAGAACTATTGATGACGAGATCGTAGATCCAGAATTTATTATTGAAGAAACTGAATTGGCTGACGATATTAGAGTGACACCACATTTACCTAGAATAGCTGATGTGTATAAAGATAAAGGTATTGAGTTTGTTCCCTTAACTAAAATGAAATCTGATGAATAATATATTAGCATTCAAAAGTTTTTCTCCATTTTTACCTGAGATAGAAATACCTGTTTACATTTCTACATTAGAAGAAAAATATTTAGAAAAACTTTTACAATTTTGTTTGAATAAAATTCCTAGTATATTTAAAGAAACTGATGAGAATTTAATACCACCTGGAAAAACATCTCCTCCACCTGCTCATTGGTTAACTAATAGAGGTTGGCAATACAATATTCTTGATAATCAAGACGAATCAATTGTTTATTTAAAACAACACATATTAAAATCTTATCATGAGTATTGTGAAGATAATGATGTTACACCAGAAAAAATTTATGCGCATGGATGGTTAAATGAATGTCCTACTGGAACAAAAATTCACCCTCATAATCATGAACATGTTTTAGACGGAAATAATCCTCTGGAACTTTCTTATCTTTCTGGAAATGTTTGCATTCGTACTAAAAATACTGTGACTAATTTTAAAAGTCCATTTGTAAATATGTGGGCTCCGATTAACAATGAGAGTGGAAAGGTATATATTTTCCCATCTTATGTGACACATTCGACTTCAGAGAATAACGAAGAAGAAACAAGGATCACTTTAGCGTTCGACTTAATAACAGAATACATATATAACCTAAATTCGGATCATTATAATGGCACTTTTTGCGAGTTAAAATAATAGATAAATATATGCGGATATGGTGTTAACGGTAGCATGACTGCCTTCCAAGCAGACGGAGAGGAGTTCGAATCTCCCTATCCGCTCCAATCATAAATCAAGGAGAAAGTAATGGCATTTACACATAAAACAGTAACAGAATGGAATGTTAGTGCTCAAGAGCAAAGAGCTATTCCAGAGTTAATGGAAGAAAGAACAGAGTGGCTTAAACAAGCAGTTGAAGATGGAAAAACAGATACTGTAATAGGAACTGCGTTAAGTGATGATGAGGATGGTTCTGCTCAAAATGCGATAGGAGAAAGAGTTTGGAATAATCAAACTTCTGCTCAGAGTTGGAAAACTTTTGTTGAAGAACTTGCAACAAAGCACAATAAACAGGTTACTGTAACTATTTCTGAACTTTAATTATCATGATTTTGTTATGTTTATTTTTAAAAGAAATAAAGTAGTTTTGGATACGTTCACAGATAATGTGAACGTATTTCATTATGCAAAACCTGAAAAGGCAATTCGTTATTTCCCTGAGTGGTGGAAAACTATTCCAGTAAAAACTCAGTCTTTAACACCATATGGTTTACAATATGATATTGATACAATGGCTAGTTGTCCTGGTTTTATTGATCATTTTAAGAATAGTATTGTGTTACCTTTATGGTCTGATCTTATTATTGAGACTAGTGATAACGGAGATTACAAATATAAGTACGCAGATGATTCTAGTCCACCAATTGTTTCTCATTCAGATAAACAATATGGATTTTTTTTTCAGGATAAAATACATCTAAAAATTTGTTATCCTTGGTTATTTCAAGAAAAAACTGGGATTAATTTTGTTTGTGTAGAACCAACTTGGAATCTTTTAAATAAAGAGTTCCCAGGTAAAATCTTACCAGGAACAGTACAGTACCAAATGAATGTTAGTGGTAACATTAACATGTTTTTCCCAAAGATAAATAATAGAATAAAACTAGAATTTGGTACTCCGCTTTATCAATTGTTTCCTCAAAGTGAAAAAGATATTGAAATAAAAACTCATTTAGTTAGTAGCGAGGAATATAAAAATTTGAATAAGATATCCAGTTACAGATTTAAGTTTAATAAAAATTATTCTTTTAAAAAGAAAACTTTTGGCACTTGCCCTTTTAACTCTATTTTGAAAAAATGAAAGATATAAGGTTTAATACAACTAGCGGATTTATTGAATCAATTGGTAGAAGTTCTACATCATTAGAATTTATTGAATGGTGGGGGAAGGAAGGAATGCAATTTGATTTTTATAATCCTATGGATGACGAGGTTAAGACTATCTCTTTAACAAAAGATGAGATTCATGCTCTCGTCACAGCAACTATAGCCTCTAACTTTGTTGATGTTGATTCTGCTAAAAAAGATGCGGAAGAAATGAAAGTCGAATCTGATAAAAGAAGAGAAGAGTATGAAAAGAATAAAAACCTAGCTCTTTTACCAGACCAAATAACTGGTCTAGGAAACTTAGATAGATTAAACTTTTAACTAGAGGAATAAATGATAGAAGATAATAATTTTTACAGATCAGTGTTAATGAGTAGAATCATTGCTCTGGTTGGAGGTGCTGGATTAGAAGCAGCAGAACGATGGCTTCAGACTCCACACAAAGATTTTAATTTTAGAACCCCAGAGTCTTTTTTAAATGCTGCAGAGTGGATGACAGTAAGAGATTGGTTAGTAGATAATGTCTCTGGACAGTTTTATAATGACGTTGATTACTATGCAGTAGCACAAAACTCAGAACAATATACAACAAGTCTCGTAACTGGAGAAGGTATGGACGCATTCGAAGACCTAAGAAATAGACATATTATTGCCACAGGTGGAACTAGATCAGTTTTAAATTTTCATCAGAGCAAACCCAAAACAAATGCATCATATATTATCCATACATTTACTTCTAGTGGAACTTTTAGGGTTGAACGTGGTGGTAGAATAGAATTCATCATCGTCGGTGGAGGTGGTGGTGGAGGTGCTGGATCTGCCTCACATGCTGGAGGTGGTGGTGGAGGCGGACAAGTAATTATTGGCTCTACTGTAATTACTGCTAATCCATATAATATCGTTGTTGGAGCAGGTGGTGCTGCTGGAAATGATATTGGAGATGCAAGAGTAAACACAAATGGTGGAAACAGTATCGCATTTGGATTTACTGCTTTTGGTGGTGGTGCTGGCGGAACTGCTATCACAGTAATGAACACTGGTGTAGCACTTACTAATGCGACTGGTGGTGGAGGTAGTTCTCAAACTGGTTCTACTGCAGGAGCAGTAGGTATAAATGGTCGTGGATTTGCAGGTGGCAATGGAATGACTGCATTTCCTGCTGGCGGTGGTGGTGGTGGCGCAGGTGGGGCTGGTGTTGTAGCAACTGGAACTAACGCAGGAAATGGTGGAATTGGTAAATCAAATAGGATTGTAGGAATTTTACCTATACCATATAGTGGTGGTGGGGAAAATGATTTCTTTACAGGAACAGAAATTTTTTATGGTGGTGGAGGTGGTGGTGGTGCTTGTGGACCTGGACCATCCTCTGCACCAATTTTAGGTGGAGTTGGTGGGAGAGGTGGTGGCGGATCCGCACCAAATTCTAATAATCAAGGTGCAGGAGCAGCTGGGCAAGCCAACACTGGTGGTGGTGGCGCAGGTGGTTCTGGTAATTTTGTTGGTGGTGCAGGTGGTTCTGGAATCGTTATAATTCGATATTTGGTAGGTATTTAATATGATAATCGATCCATTAAGCGAAAACTTTAAAAAAAGTGGACTGTGGCAAAGACTACTCGAGCACGTAGGTGGTGATGAGCAGAGTGCAATTAGATGGTGGGACACACCATTAGGTTGTGATCCTTTTTTTGGTAGAACACCAAGAGATCTTATGACTGCTAACGAATGGGATACTGTTCGTGTATTCCTTGAGTCTAGAAATCCAGTTAGTGGTGCCATATACAATTATGGTATATCTGATCAATATATTGGCATGAATCCGACTCAAGACATGAATTCATTAAATCAATACTACTATACTAAAACCGCTGAAGTAGTTTATCCAAAGACAAAGCGACCAAGAAAATAAAACAGGTGAAGATATTATGCATCCTTTGATTAAACAGTTATACAATCAGTCATATAAACATGAAGATGGTGCCAAAGTATGGCACGACCAAATTTTTGATATCGAAGCATTTGCACAGCGTATCGTATTTCGCTGTGCAATGACTGCCAAAACAGCACTTGCAGAAGGTAGAGATCCGTACGAAGAAATACTTACAAAGTATGGAACAGAAACGCAAGTCGCATCAGAATCACGCACATTGCAGATAAAAAATGGTGAGTGCCCAGAGGTGGGTGAACCAAACGAACTAATTTGAGATTGCAATGGAAGCATACGATCCAATTACTGGTTCGATAGTACCTCTCAATACAGAAGCAAAACAATATACACCATATACAGTTGGCGAAGATACAAGATTGGTAGAATTAGTTGTCTTTCAACGTGGAAAAAGAGTAGAATGTTATGAGTGGGATGAAGATCTTTGGATTGAGTCTGCAACGGATATGTTTGCTCTTACTTCGCCGAAAATGCAAGATAAACGTGTAAGGATTATCGATAGCAAAAAGTGGATGAGGGGTAAAAAGATAGAGTTAGCACCCATTCTAAAATGTTTCGTCTGCGGTAAACCTACATGTCGTGGTGAATGCGACGAGGATAGATTCTTAGGATTAATATGAATTGCTGCAATCATAACTGTCGTCAGGGTAGAGACTGTCCGTATCGTATAAATTATTGGGAGGAGAGAATCAGACCATGGATATTAAAGATTATCAAAAGATGCCAGAGAAGGCACTAACATTTGAAGAGTGGAAGGGAAGCGTAGCACCACCTGTAGATGATGAATTTATGAAATCTGTGCAAAGAATGCATGGAGTTGACTACAAGAAAGAATTTGACGAGATGTTACGTAAAGAATACGAAGAGTATCTAGACAATCTAAATGGAAGTTGGTTATTAAAATGATCACTAAAGAAAAACTTGAGCATCATATCTCGCATCTTCAAGAACAGCATCGTGCGTTGGATAAAGAAATCACAGAGTTGGATTGTCACTGGGATGAGTCGGTCGAGTGTCATAAATTAAAAAAGAAACGACTTAAATTAAAAGACGAAATCGAAAAGTGTCGAAAACAATTAACTTTATTGTAGGAGTTGCGATTACATTTGGACTGCTAATGTTAGTAATTCCAGGGATCGGTATTCTTTTTGGATTGTTGAGGAAACTACTATGAGTAATTTTGCACGCTGGATCATCGGACTATTAACAGTAGTATTTTTTCCTTTTACAATTGCAATACTAGCTGCCTATGCCATACTCTATAAAATTCCAGTATTCGTCGGATATATCGTAGAGGATATCATAAATGGAGTAAGAGAGAAGTGGTCGGAGAAATAATAATTGCAATTATTGTTGCAGCATTTATAGGATTTTTAATCTACTGTGGAGATCATTTAAACGATGAGTGATGCAAAGATTATCATTATCAAAGATTTGCTCGATACCAAAGCGAGAAAAGAACGAGAGTTAGCCTATTATCAAGAAGAATTACGTAAGTTAGAAGAAAAAATGCACTGGCTACGTATGGAAATTAAACTAACCAGTGATATCATAAACATGATCGAAAAAGAGAAAATGGTCGATATAATGGAAATGATAAAGAAATGAAACTTATACAGTATAGAGACGCTGGTCTGCATACCTATACCTACTTCTGGGTAAACGAGGATAATAAAGTAATAAGTCCTTACTTTGATACTGCGGCAGAGGCAGAAAAATGGATGCAATCTTGGGAAGAGTGGAAACCGAGTAGAGATCTATGAAATTCTGGAGTGAATTATCGCATAACGATAAAATTTCTGTCTTACTTGGATTGCTCGGTGTCTCAGTATTTACAATTATTATACTCTATGCATTCCTAGTATCTCGTGGAAACGATGTTGACTACTTTAAGTCTCGTATTGATATGGTCGATCAACGAACTCTCTATATGGACTCAAAGATCGATAAAATGAGTGAGAAACTTGCAGATTATCGATCGCAGTTAAATGAGTTACGTAGAAAAGAGGACGAACTCGAGAAACGTCTAGATGCATATGGTCACTGGATCGAGTACTGGAAAACTTTACCACAACTACCAAAACCACCAAAAAGATGAGCGTCTGGATTCTTGTAGTCATTCTAAATGGACAGTCTGCAGACTTTCCTACACATCACAAGACTAATGCATCCTGCGAAGAACATCGTAAACTTGTCGAACGTGCTCTAAAGCAAGCAGAATCCACTGCCACAGTACGTTGCGAGTGGCGTACTCTATAGTCTATTCTTATTTCCTCGGGTCGAAAAAATGAACAACACAATAAAATCAAGAGATAATGATTTCGAAGTCTTACCAATGGACGAATACAGTGGTCTACCATCTCCAGAAGCATATGAAGATAAGACAGTCGATCACGATGATCCAGAGAGAATCGAATTCGAGAGAAAAAGAAATGCATCATTGGAAGAGTATCGTAAACAAGCGATGGAACTCTGGAATGATTCCTGCACGAGTGTAAGAAAAGAAAATGTATGAAGTACTATTGCAATTGTTGGTTATGCACGAGAGCAAAGACTAAGAAAGCACTTGCCAGAGAGAAAGAAAAGCGTTTATTTAGGTGTCGCTCTCGCATGGTGGACAGACTCGAGGAAAAATCGGAAATGCAACGAATACAAGCGAACAGGCATGGCGTATAAAGAAAAAATCTGCCCAAAGTGCCAAGCCAAGCATAATAAGCGTGGTGAGTTCTGCTCTCGTAGCTGTGGTAATACACGAAAGCACACGAAGGAAACGAAACAGAAAATCGCTGATGCACAACGAGCATACCTGACTAGTGGCACTGAACCTGCTGAAGTCGCCAAGCATAACTTTATCTCTAAGCGTAATAATGGTGATCCTGATCCGATTCCACCGATGAAACCGATTGATCTCGGTAGTGGGCGATTTGTTCAAGATGGTGATATTTGGGAAGAAGCCTAATTGCAATATTGCAAAAAAGATTTGACATTTATTTGACTTTGAGCGAGAATTCGGTGTTACCCTTTGATATGGAATAAACATGTTTGAACTTAAAATCACTACCGAGCTAAACGAAGTAGTTACTTACTTTGGAGACGCTGAGACTGTCTCTGAGACCGTAAGAGAGTGGTTACTTACTTCCGATGAGACCCCTATCTATGGGCTAGAAATAACCCCCAAAGACTGAGGGTTTTTCCAGAAATCTGTTGTCGGAAATTCGCAATTAGAGAATAATCTCTCTTATTGAATGATTATGAAGGAATGTGAATGAAAGTCTCTGCTGTTGAATTTGATGCTAAATCGGGTAACTATTTCGCTATGGTCGGTTCCAAGAAAATCAAGTCTTACTCGAAAGCATACGTCGAGCGTCGTGTAAAAGCGATGGTTGGCGACATTGAGACTGCAGTCGCTGTTGCCACTGAAAAGCAGAATCGCTACGGCATTAATGAGCGATTCGGGTTTGTTGAGAAACTGGTCACGATGGTTGCGACTGGTGTTCAACCCTCTGCTGTCATTACTGGTGAAGGTGGTCTGGGTAAGACCTACACTGTGACCAAGACTTTGGAAGCCCATGGCTACAAAGACATCTCTGATCTGGCTGACTTTCAAGTTGGTTCGATTATCAATACTCGGAAATGCTTTACGATGGTAAAGGGTTTCTCGACTGCCAAGGGTCTGTATCGGACTCTCTTCGAAAACAACAAGTCCATTATCGTGTTCGATGACTGTGACGCTGTTCTGAAAGATCCCGTCGCACTGAATCTTCTGAAGGGTGCACTCGACTCTTACGGTAAACGCATCATCTCCTGGAATGCCGATATGCGTGACGAAGACCTCCCTCGCTCCTTTAACTTCGAAGGTCGTGTGATCTTTATCTCGAACATGGATCAAGATCGTATCGATCAAGCCATTCGTAGTCGTTCGATGATGATTGATCTGTCGATGACTCTCGACCAGAAGATCGATCGCATGGAGTTTATTGCAAAGAGTGATGAATTCCTGCCTGAGTATGATGACATCTCTAAGAGTGATGCCCTCTCTCTGATTCGTGAACTGAAGACCGAATGCAAAGAGATATCTCTCCGTACTCTGATCTCTGTTACGAAGATTCGTGCCAGTAACAAAGACTGGAAAGACCTTGCTACCTACATGTTGACTGCCTAAGGAGATTGATTATGATGCGAGTAATTGTGAATGGTGTGTCCTTCTATACTACAGAGAGTAGAGTAAAGAGTGGTGTGGGCTCTGATACTACAGTCAATTCAGCGATTCGTGCTGTGTATGGTCTACTGAAGAAGAAGGAACAAGGGATTGCAAGTCGAGTGGCAGTATATAATCACAAGATGCAACAGCAATATTTCGATGTGCAAATTGATAGACTGTAAGGAGTGTTATAATGGGTTATTTTAGTAATTTGTCTGTGGATATTATAGAGGCATATGAGGATGGTATGGACATTACATTAATTGCTACAAAAATGGGTGTATCACCAGAAGAAGTACGTGATATAATAGAAGCATACGAGGACGGTAATTACGATGCTGATCCTGGTGAGATGGATGGGGATTTTGATTCTGCCATGGCATCTGCTGGTTTCGGTACAGACGAAGATTATGGTTATTATGGTGATGAGTAATCTGTAGAGGGATAGGGGCATTATCTGTATTTCAAGGGACTCCTACCTCATCTCCTAAGCCGACTTTAACCCCACCACACATTTATATCAAAGTCATGATTCAATTTCTAATCTCTGCGGGACTCCTGTTCTTAGGATTTTTCTTTCTTTTTACAGGATCCTATTGGTGGGCACTTCTTGCATTTGCTTGTTCGATATCCATTACAATTACAATTCTTTGTATTCTTGCAGTAATAATGTTTTCGTTGTCTTTAATTGTATTTTGATGTATAATCTCTATAGGGTTGCATGATATGAAATCCATTTTTTGCAAAAAATTCCCGAGAAAAATTTTTGATGTCTAACCTTTGTTATGGAGTTTTTATGAAAAAAGCGATGTTGCATGGTAGAGTTCTTAAAGACTATTATGTGGATAATGATGGCTATATTTGGAAACTAAAGGATAATTATTATCGTAGTGTTTCTACATGTATCGGTGGCGGAAACAGATACCCTAGAGTAAGTCTATATGAAGCATATAGTGATGGTGCGATAAAAACATCTACATATGCACATAAGATTGTGTGTGAGACTTTTCATTCATTTCCGATTCCCGAAGGAGTCACAAAGAAAGAATGGGATAATACGCCAGAGTCGGTTAAGATTAGACTTAATGAATTATATCAAGTCAATCATATAGATCATGATCCAGAGAATTATCATCCATCTAATTTAGAATGGGTAACCGTAAAACAGAATCAAAGAAAATATCAGGAACATAGTCGGAGAAAATAAATGAAGCACATCGAAACTTTTTTGGTATTTTGTGTAATTCAACCAGCGTTATTGCTATTTGCTATCTTTGTTTTTATTAGTGGATTTTGGAGTTAATATGAAAGAACAATATTTTAATTTTTTGGATGCCCTAAGAGACAGTGGACAGACTAATATGTTTGGTGCTGGTCCATGGCTACAGCGAGCATTTGGACTGGAACGACACGAAGCAAAAGACATTGTATTAGAATGGATGAATACCTATGGCGAACGTAAAGCAAGGAAACTCGACAAGACCACCACAGTGGTGGAAACATCTACGTGAATGGAAGCGAGTCTTCTGGAAGAAAGAACGTAAGGCACAGAAGAAAGATATCAAACAACGGAGTGAAGAATGAGGATTGTGCTACTTTGTTTATTGTTGACAGGGTGTTCACACTACAAACATAGTGTGCAAATGAAAGATTTGTATATCGATAACTCTGTAAATAATTTTTCAGGAAATCCTTGTACTCTCTGGCTTAACGATCGTTGTATAATTGTAAAGCCAACTCCAAGAGATCCAGAAAGGACATCGAAATGAAAGGTCTTGAACTTGATTGGGAAACGGCAGATCGTATTACTTTACTCTGCCTAAAAGATCAACTAAATTATCTAACAGAAGAATTACGTACACATCGTGAAGATGGGCATTGGATGCATCCAGAAGATGTAATGAAGTCAGAAGAATATATTCCTGCATTAAAACTCTTAATTGCTTACTACGGAGGATAAATGAGACCGATAGTAGTTCGTTGTCGTAACAAGATTGTAATTCATATTGATCGTTATTATAGACCACTTGCGATCTATCGTGATTCGACTTGTTTCTCTGATCCAGATCCACGTTTTGAGTATATTAGTGAGGAACAATGGAAAACATTACAACGAACTCTTTGGAGTGAAGAATAGGAGATAATTATGTGGCGTTATGTATTTAATAATCTACAAGTAAAAGTGGCAATGACAGTAGATGCCGAAGATGATGAGATAGCATGGGCAGAGTTAAAGAAACTTTGGAATAAAGCAGCAGAACTAAAGATTGATTTACCACCAATTGACACGTTTGCAATCGTGCACAAAACAATATTATGAAGCCTAAGATTTTAGAGATATTCGAGAAGCATAACATATCTGTTGAATATGAACAGGCAGAATCTATTATAAACGATATTATTGAAGAATGCATATTTACATTCTTAATGAACTATCAAGGCAAACTAAATCCGATTGAGTTAAAACAACTATTGGATGAACAATTTGGTATTAATCTATTTTATTATAAAGATGAGTGATATGAATAATATGCAACTTGAGGAATTATCTTACGAGATCGATGATCTTTTACTTGGATTGTCAAATAAGTATCATTGCTCTGGATTATCTCTCTGTTCAATCCTAATCGCTCGTATGATGAGACTCTCTATGGAGACTGGTTCTCTTGATGATCTTAAATCAATTATGGCACTTGCCACGCAACACAAAGAAGAAAAGAAAGTTTTACAATGAAAATAGCAGTATGTTCAGATATTCATCTTGAGTTTGGTCCAATCACTCTCGAAAATAATGAGGGTGTGGAAGTGCTCATTCTCTCAGGCGATATTTGTGTTGCTAGGGATCTACTTGATCACGATGATCCGATGCCATCTGAAAAGTCTAAAAAGGTGCACGAGTTCTTTTATAACTGTGCAAATAAGTTTCCTTTTGTAATCTATGTGGCAGGTAATCATGAGCACTATCATGGTGACTTTGCGCACACGCTAAAGGATCTCAAACGTAAACTCAAGTATCTGCCCAATCTACAGGTTCTTGATAAAGAGTCGTGGATGCTACATGAAGAAGTAGTATTCGTCGGTGGTACACTATGGACTGATATGAATAAAGAAGATGCTTTAACTCTTTATCAAATTAAAGGTTACATGAATGACTTTCGCTGTATTAAAAACAGCAATCGTATGGTCACTTACAAATCACCAAAATATAAAACCGATGAGGAAGGTAAGTTGGTTTATGAGAACGATAAACTTATTGAGATTGGTATGAATGTCTCCGAACGTGTCTCTACATTCTGTCCTGAAGACACAGTAGAAGATCATAAGAAGATGCTTGATGTAATTGACAAAGTCTACAATGAAACTCCTCCATGGATAAAGATTGTTGTGGTTGGTCATCACGCACCAAGCAAACTTTCTACACATCCTCGCTACGCAGATGAGGTAATTACCAATGGTGCGTACTCTTCTGATCTATCTAACTTTATGCTTGATCGTCCAGGAATTAAACTTTGGACACATGGGCATACTCATGAAGAGTTTGACTACATGATTGGTGATTGTCGTGTTGTTTGTAATCCTCGTGGTTATGACGGATATGAAGCACGTGCTGATAATTTTAAACTAAAGGTAGTAGAAGTATGAGTGATTATTATCCAGATAAGTGGGTTGTTATCAAGATTAGTATGCCAAACTCTACATCAATTCATAAAATTTTTGCTTGTTGGTATGGTGGTTGGGCTGGTGCAGATTCTTGGAAACTAAACAGTGGGATTACCAAAGCAACTCTCAGGGGGTGTGTTTATTCTTTTGAGGGTAGTTCTGGTTCTGTTTATGATTGTCATAAAGATTATTATGGGACAAACATGTATGGGCATGGTGTACTAAACAATCTGATTGATAAAATTACAAAAGCAGGTGGTAAGTGTGATATTCTTCCATCTGATACAAACTGGTTGGAGATAAATTATGAATAATTGGACAATTAAATTGGAAGAAGATCCAAAAACTGGAGATTTAATCATGCCACTACCACCTGATCTTCTAAATCAGGTGGGATGGGATTTTGGTGATACATTAATTTGGGAGGATATGCAAAATGGAAGTTGGTCACTTAGAAAGAAAGACGATGGAACACCTACAGATTCCTCTGAGTGATACTGAAGAAGCTGTTTTACATTTGTTAAAGCGAGTAAAACAATTAGAATCAGAAAATCAATCACTAAAAGAAGAAAATAAACAATTAAGATGGTCTTTGACGGAGCATGATTAAATATGACACTACCAAATGAAAGAAGAGTTGCTGTTTTACGCACAGAGGACTTTTTAAAAGATCTATTAAATCCTCAAAAAACGCCAAGAGTGCCAAAAGAAATTCGTCAACGTGCGTCTGCATGTTTGAGACATTATC